TCTTTCATATTTACAATCATCGAATCTATATTCTTGAATAAAATTAATATTCATATTTTCTAATAATGATTTAATCTTTAATTCTCCAAAAGATTTCTTACAATAAGGACATCTTCTACCACTTAAAAACTTAATAGGTGTAACACTATATTCATTATTACATTTATTATGTCTTACTTTTATTTTAGTAGAATTATTAATATACTTTTCTAAGAAAGTATATTCATCACCAACTAAATTAAAGACTTCTTTTAAAAAAATTTCATTAGTCTTTCTTTTAGCTGAATATTGTTTTTCTTTTGTACATATAGGACAACGTTGTCCATTAGAAATAAAATCATTTGGTTTTAATTCAAATTTATTTCCACATTTTTTATGAATTAAAGTAATATTAGTTTTTGTATTAATATATTCTGATTGTAATTTATATTCATCATTAGTTAATTCTTTAATCTTATTTTTAAACATTTCTGTAGTATATCTAGGATTCTTACAACAATAAGGACAAGTACTTCTATTATTTAAAATATTAGTAGGCGTTACCTCCCAAATATTATTACATTTATTATGTCTTATTTTAATCTTAGTTCCATTATTAATATATTTACCTAATACTGTATATTCACCATTAAATTTATTATTAATTTCATCTTCAAATTGTTCTTGTGTTTTTCTCATTTAACAATTTACCTTTCTTAAAACTGCTTAAGCATTACACTTAAGTTCAGACTATATCTTCACCATATCTTAAATAAAAAGACTTAGGTGTTTCGCACTGGATTATACTTATAATCACTTAGTCGTTGAGCTTTAATTCTTCTTTTAATATATTATCTATATTATTTATTTCTTTATAAGATATTCTAAGTAAATGAATATTATGCTTAATACAATAATTATTTTTCTTTTCATCTAAATATTGTCTATGTTTTAAATCTTCATCAGTGTCATACCAACATTTTTCAAAATGTTGTTTTCCATCAAATTCAATTAAAATATAATCATTATTTAAGTTAACTCTAAAATCAAATCTTAAAGGTTTATTAATATCTTTATCGTATAAATCATTAAAAGTATATTCTCTAATAAATTCTAAATTATTTTCTTTTAAATAATTATAAATTATTTCTTCACCTGAAGACATATTACATTTAGGACATCTTGTTCCTTGTTTAAAATGATCATAATCTATCATAAAATCATTATTACATAAATTATGCTTTAAATGTAAACATTTGTCTTTATATCCTGTATAATTAGTATCTGGTAAAACTGTATAATTAAAATTATTTTCAATTATATCTTTAATATTTTCTAAAGTTAATGTATTATGATTAGAACAATAAGGACATCTTGTTCCATTATTGAAATGATATGGTTTTACTTCATATGTATTATTACATACTGTATGTTTTATTTTAACTTTAGTTTTATTATTAATATAATCACTAATTAAAATATATTCACCATTAGTATCATTTTTAATTTTATTATAATATTCTTTAGTTGTATATTTATGTTTTCCAGAACAATAAGGACAAGTACTTCTATTATTTAAAATATTAGTAGGTGAAACCATCCAAGTATTCTTACACTTATTATGTTTTATTTCTAATTTAACACTATTATTTATATAATTACCTAATACTGTATATTCACCATTAAATTTATTATTAATAATATCTTCAAACTCTTTTTGAGTTCTTATTAATGATTTACTTATAGCTTTTGATTTACAATAAGGACATCTTCTACCTTGTAAAAATTTATTAGGAGTTACTTCATAAATATTATTACAAGTATTGTGTCTTATCTTTATTTTAATTGAAGAAGACTTATACTTTTCTAATACTGTATATTCTTCATTTACTAATTCTTTAACTTCTTTAATAAACTCTTCATGTGTTTTTCTTTTAGCACTCATTTTATTCTTATCCTTTTCAATAATATAAAAAAAAAAGAATTCTTAGTTGCTGATTATCCAATCTTTATAGTTCTTAAGCTATACCGTCTATAATCACTTATTCCGTTTCAGCCTATAAAGCTCTAAGGAATTCCCAGCAGTTCACGAAATTTTACAAATTATCTTTCGATAATAAGGAGACTGATATGTTAATCTCAACTGATCTCTGTCCATCAATAGTAGGAATATAGTAATCTTCAAAACTACCAACACTATTTAAAATAGTTGTAATATTCTTTAAATGACCTGAAGTAAGTTCTTTAGATTTAATATCTCTAATAAATCCTTGAATTGCACCTTCCATGTCGTCATCTAAACCAGTTTCTATATAGAACGCTCGTTTATCACGACCTCTTATAATTTTTTGCATTAAATTAGTTAATAAATGACTTAAATAAATCTTACAGAAAAATACACTCTTACTAATTTTACTTACACCATAAATATCAGTACTGCTTAATTTAAGATGATGTATATATTGAGGTTCAATAAACGTCATTTTAACTTCTTTTTTAGTAATATATTCTTCATGTACCAAAGTATATATTAAATCTTTAAACTCCTGATTTCTTACTAAAAAGTCTTTATTAATTTTCTTTGAAATACCTTTAATAAAAATCTGAGATATTAAAGCATATTTAGATTTAATTTGTGTCTGGTCTCTATTAAGATAATCATATCTAGAATTAAATACATCATTAGAACCATAACCTAAACTATCAGAAGTATTGATAGAAGAACCAGTATTACCAGATCTTAATGAATTAGGGTTATTATTTCTAGAACCTTGTTTATCATGTTGTAGATTTATATTATTCTTTTCAATATAAATATAACCAAGTATTTGATCATCAATTTCTAGTACTATAATATTTTCAGGAGGTAATTTTTTAAATATACTACCGTTAATATTAATACCTTTCATATCTTTTGATTTTTGTTGTTCTTGTTTCTTCTCAGAAAGAATATCTGTTGGATCTTTATAGAATTTAATATTATTATTAATAGAGTCTAAAATATCTTTTTTAGCTCTTTCAATATTTTCTTTCTTTTCTTTAGCTCTATTAGATGTTTCATTTAGATAAATCATATCATCAAATAAAGAATTAAAATCCTCATCATTATCTAGATTTAACATATCTTCAGTAATATAATCACCATATAAATTTGAATCATGTTCTAAAGATTCATTTACATTATCTTCTTTAAATATTTTAGTAAATCCTACTTCATATGGCATTAATAAATAAAATAAATCACCTAATTGACAAGCTTCTCTAATATCCGTTCTAATAATCTTTTTAAGATCATAAGTTTTTTCTAATAATTCTAAATTACTATTAATAAATTTATTTTCTGGATTTTCATTTCCTTCAATACTTACTCCATTATAATAATAATTTAAAGATCTTTTAGTTAAATCATCTGGTGATAAAATACAATCTCTAAATAAATCTAAACACTTAGAAACTTCTGGAATATATGAATCAATCAAACGATAATCTTCATATTTAAAAAATCTATCCTTTTCTTCAAGAAAGAATTCACCATTAGAATTTTTAAGCATATTTTCTAATTTTTTAATTCTTCCATTTTTTCCATTATTTTTATTTTTATCAGCAGGATTATTATTAGATGTTTTATTATCCATTTCAATTCTGTTTAAGAATTCCATTGGATTTCCGCCAATTATTGGTTTAAATTTATTATTAATAGTTTCTAATTTTTTCTCAAGAGCCTTTGTAGGATCTAATTCTGTATTATTAATTTGATCAATAGTATTTTCATAACCACCAAATAAAGCTGAATTTATATTTCTGTCTTGTTCGTTTAAATCATCTTTAATATTTTTTTGATTGTTACTTACTTTATTGGAGAAATTGTTACGACTAAACAAACCTATTCTCGTTTTAGTATTCTTTTTAAGCTCTTCAGCTTGCTTTTTATCGTCATTTTTAGCCATTTAATTCACCATCCTTATAAAAAAAAGAAGGCTATTAAAATAATAGCCTTTCTTAATAATATTTTTAAATAATAATTAAAAATCACAGATTATAAAGTGATGTTCTATAGCATCCTTATTTTTAAGAAATACAATAAGATTTACAGCATAATAAATATCATTTTTAGGTGTTTCATATACTCTAATATGAATTGGTGTATATTCTATTTTATTACCACTTTTAAGTTTTTTCTCTTTATAAGAAATTCCATTAATGAATTTTTTGTTTAAGAACATTTCAAAGTAAGCTATATCTTCTAATTCATCAATATCAATTTCTTTAATATTATAAGCTTCTACATTATCAACATCACAAACTAATTGAATTAATTCTTTATTTTTATTTACAACTTCTTTAATAATTTCTTCTTTTAAATTAAAATCCCATAAAAGATTATCACTACAATTTTCAGCATAATTATTACAAAGAGTATCTATTTTAGTTATAATAGATTCATCATCACTAAGTTTATAAATAACTGAATTATCATTATAAAATTCTATAGAATCTTTATTAATAACAATTGATTTAATATCTTCTTTAAACTTTGAATCTTTAAATACTGAAAAGAAATCTGATGCATGAACTATTACTCTAAATTCAGTTTCAATAGGTTCATTAAAATCATATTTAATAATTTCTGGAATACAATCTATATCTGCATAAATAGCTTTTTTATTTGTAAGAATATATGAAGGACTAAAGTTAGGTTCATCCTTGTAAATATTCTTCATTATTTGATTAAGATCGTATATTTTCTTTAAGAAATTCTTAAGTTCTTTATCAACTAATTTCATATTTTTAACTCCTTTTAAAACAAACCATTAGGTTAAATTTTAGCCAATTTACTCCTTTATTTTAATATTTCTCTCTAGGATCTTAAAAAATCCTAGAGAGTTTTTTATTCATTTATTCTTCTTTGAATAAATTATACATTTCTTCATAATCAGGAAGATTATGATATTCAACACAATATCTTACAGAGTCTTCTGACAAAAACTTCTCCATAAATTCTTTAGTTATATCTTTAATAATTTCTTGCTTTACTGGTTTATTATTCTTCATTACTGTTTCATATTCACCAGTTTTTTCACTAACTATAATTCTATTTAAAGCTGTTGAACTTGAAATATTAAATGTTATAAGAATATTTGGATACATTGCAGATAAGTCTTCATCAATTACAAAATCAAAACATTTGTTAGATGGAATACCATTAATTTCACCTACATTATCAATTAATTCTGGTGGAGCAACATAAGCACCACTAATACCAATTCTTGTTTCATTATGTGCTCTACATCTATTATTTGAAATTACATAACCCATTTCTCTATAAAAGATATTTACATAATTTCTTAAGCAAACTGTTTTAGTTAAAGCTTTACTAGCTCTAGTATGTGTTAATGTTACAATTGTATGAAGAAGATCTATATATCCAGTATTCTTTACAATAAGCGACAATAGTAATGTATCAATGCAAGAATACTTAAAGAATTTTGTATAATTATCTAAGAATACAGTTTTAATACTAGTATTTTCTTCACTAAGATTTTCTTTACCAAGTCCTGTTTCTTCAAGTCCTATAGCATTCAAGCTATAGGATTCTTTTTTACCTTGAGGTCTTGTAATATTTCCATAAAGTACCATCATATCAAGCCATGTGGTATATCCATAAATATTATAAGTGTCAGTTCTAGCTGTAAAATCATTCTTAGCTTTTTGACTATCATCTTTTCTAAGAACAACTTTCTTTACACAAAAGTCTGAAGGACACATAATATCTTCAGCAGTCATATTAGTTCCTACAAGAATCTTATCAAGTCTATTTTTTAGTGTAAAGATATCGAATCTAGCGTTCCAAGCACAACAATAATCTGGTTTATCTTTATTTACAGTCATAAAGAAATATTTAATGACATCTAATTCAGATTTTAGTCTATAAAGCTTAACTGAAAAATCACCAAAATATTCTCTGTAAATATCCTTAACTTCTTTAATAGTTTTAATCTTACGCTCTTTATCATTTATAAACTCTTCAAAAGTATCAGTGTCATATTCCTTCATAAATACAGATAGTCTATTAGTTTTAAAATTATAATAAGTTATCATATTTACTTCACATGGTGCATCATCTTCATTAGGAAATCCTGGATAATCTGCACCATCAACTTCAATATCAAATGTTGATATATCAATTGGAATTGAATTTTTCTCCTGATTATTTTCCATGATAAATCTATCAATATAATAATCTGTAATATCTACATCTGAAGAATGAAACTCATTAAATAAATGCATATTTTCAAGTTTTCTTCTTTCTTCTTTAGGTAGACCTTTCTCTGAGAATTTATTATATAATTCTTTAACTTCCAAACGATTAGAATGTTCAGCCATTGATCTATATCTATTTGAATATCTTGCAGTTACTGGTATAACATCTTTAAGAGAAATATAACGATATTCATAACCATTTTTATTATTCTTAAACTGCTTTTCAATATCCTTAGTTATATAATAAGTGTAATTAGGTTTTTCAATAAAAGTATAACCTTTATTACCATCTTTATCTTTATGAACTACAATAATTGAATCAGGGTCATATTCTCCTTTAGTGTCATTATATTCAGAGAATGTATAAAAACAATTCACAAACATTGAATCTTTTGGGACATCTGAAAAAATTCTATTTGCCATTTAAATTACCTCCTAAGTTATAGGAAATTGTTAATTTCCAATATAAAAATAAAAGATGAATAAGGATTTTTTATTCCTTATTCATCTCTTCAATTATTTTTAATTATTCGTCAAAATTCTCTTCATCTTCTTCAATATCTAATTGCATACAATTTAAGAATGCTCTTAACATCTTAGAATTTTCTGAACGAGTATCAGACTTTTCAATGTCAAAACAATAAGGATCATCTGATAATTGAGTTTCAATTAAATCCATTCTCATTTTTTCATTGTTTGCAAAAGCATCAAGATAATTTTTATTAATCTCCATAGCTTTTTTATTTGCAGGATTTGCTAAAGCAAGTCCTATATTTTCCATTTCCAATTATCTTCACATAAGGTCGTTAATCTTATGCAGTTCTCTTATGAACTTCTCTAGTTTTATTTATATCTAGAGTTGAGACTATATCTTCATTGTTATTGGATAATAACAAATGCTCCCCATTTCGATTTAATTAGGAATTATAAGATTATTGCTCTAAACCTAAACCACTTGGCTCTACTCTACTTCCTTCTTCAGCTATTCAATAATAGCTTATGGTTTCGATAGTCGTTGAACTTTTATTCTAAGAATTCTTAGAATAATTAGCTGCTGATTGTCCTTATACTAAGGAGTTTCCAGCAATTAAAGGAGTTTTACATCAGCAAAATTTACCGATCTTGATAGCATTAGTAGAATAATCAGACTTATATTCTTTATACAAATTACTTTTAACAGGAATATTCTTAATACTTAATTGATCAACACTTCTTGCACTAAATTTAGAAGCAGGAATATGCTTAAGCGTCATCATAAACTTTTCACCAAATATTACTGTATTAGTAATATCTTTAAGTTTAGTACGATCTACGCCAGTATAATTATAAATTCTTGCTAGATCAACAATATTTTTAGCTCCATTTAAAGGTGCTTGATGAACTGGAATACCATTTTTAATTATCTCTAAGAGTAGTTCCTCAAGTTCTTCTTCAGATAAATTATCCATGAACTTTTCAATGTTTTCACATTCTTCTTTATCTACTACATTAAGATAGTCAATTAAAAACTTCTTTTCTTCTTCAAGAGTCCATTCATTCCAATTCTGTTCCATCTGATATCTAATATATTTACTATTATAATTAATTTCTGTTTCAATATTCTGAGAAGGATTAAGTCTATTAGAAACACCTAATGGATTTAATATCATATCAATCTGGAAATTAACATTAGAATTTTCATCAGGATTGCCAAGACCAGCAAAATCAGTTACTTTAGGCATTTCATCATCTGGTCTAATTTCTGAAACAACACCTTTATCTCCGTAACGTCCTGCCAATTTAGATCCAATAACTAATGAGCATTCTTCAAGAATAGTAAACTTAATTCTTAGATGATCAAATAGATTATCATTTACTAAGAATTTATTATTCGGATCAACTAATCTACAATAATAGTTATAAAGATCTACTAAATCCTTACTAACTTTATTTTCTGAATTAGTAACAATTGGTTCAACATAAGCAATAAAATTCTTATAATAGTTTTGCTGTTTATCATAGTAAATCTTAATCTGCTTATTATATGTTGTATCTAAGACTTCTTCAGGATTTTCAATATTAGAAATAACCTGAAGATCAACTACTTTACCATGTCCTCTATACTTTACATCTTCAGGAATAAGATTAATAGTATCAGCTAAAGTAATTGGAGCAGTTGAATAATTAATTCTTCTTGTTGCACATAATAATCCATCTTTACAATCTTCACCAATATCTGGGAAAGACTTATAGAATTTTTTATTACCATACATATTTACAAATATATCATTAGTGTTTAATGATACATCTACAATTTTAACTTCATAGTGACCCATTTTCTTAGAAGTACTTTCACTAATTACAATAGCATCTTCATTTGTTAGACCACCATAAGTCAAATAAACAACATTAAGATTTCTTCCATGAGTTAAATTCATTTCTTCATCACGGTTATTATCTTTAAATAATACTGTATTATTTTCAATAATATCACCTTTTTCTAATGAATCAATGATTTTATTATCATGCTTATAACCATATTTTTCTGTAAGATGAGTACATTCATTTCTTTGAATTACATGATATTCACCTGGATTAAATTCTGGTTTAATACCATTCTTTAAATTCTTAGTTTCTTCTTCACTATTCTTAATCTTCTTAATGATTAAATCATAGTTATAGTCATTCTTTTCAATCTTACAAAGAACCTTCCATTTACCTTTTAGTTGGCAATATCCTGAAGAATACTTACCCCATTCATTCTCAAATCCAGTATAAATTAAAGGTGCTTGAGGTTCTAATACCTGTAGTCTTTGTTCTAAGTGCGATGAGTCCATTTGAGCTCTGTTGGCATCAGTTGAAGCTAAACCTGGAATCATACATGTTGGACCTAAGAAAGAATGATTATCTTTAAATTCATTCTCTCTTTCTTCTACTAATTCAATCGGATGTTTGTGCATATAAATTTTCCTCCTATAATTTTATTTGTCTTTATATGACAAATTAATAATATATGTTTATTTATAATTATTAAGAATTCCTTCTAAGATACTTTCAATATTATCAAATTCAGTATATGGAATTCTATATAAGTCAATATCTTCATGTTGTTTACAATAATTATCTTTAATAGAATCTCTTTTCTTCTGTAGTTCAAAGTCCTTTGAATAAAATTGTTGCTTATAATGAAATTCTCCATCATATTCTATAAGAATTATTCTATTATTTTTTTCTAATTTAAAATCAAATGGAAGAACTCTTTCATTTTTACAATCTTCAAAGGTATATTGAGTTTCAAAATTATAGTTATTATCTTTAAGCCATTTAGCTATCCTTTCTTCTCCTTTTGATCTTTTACATTTAGGACATCTTTGACCTTTTAAGAAATTATTTGGAGTTACATAATATTCAAATCCACATTTTTCATGTTTAATTTTTATATTAGTATCTGTATTTATATAATTTCCTATAACGGTATATTCATCATTTACTAATCTATTAACTTCTTCTTTAAAATCTTTTAAAGTTTTTTTAATATTATTAGCACATTTAGGACATCCAAAATGCTGTAAAAAATTTCTAGGAGTTGTTTCATAAATATAACCACATTTATGTTTTACTTTAATTTTAGTTGCGTTATTAATATAAGGACTTAATACTGTATATTCGTTATCACCATAAAGCTTATTAACATCTTTAATAAATTCTTCTGTAGTTTTCTTGTGTGTTTTACTACAGTAAGGACATCTATCTCCATTATTAATAAAGCTATGAGCTTTTACTTTATATTCTTTATTACATTTAAGATGCTTTAAAGTTATAAAGCCTTTATTGTTATTATATTCACCCACTAAGATATATTCACCATTAGTTAATTCTTTAATTTCTTTATCAATTGTTGAAGTAGTTTTAATGGGATTATATTTTCTACAATAAGGACATCTTTGACCTTGTAAAAAATGTGTTGGTTGAATTTCAAATATATTATTGCATTTATTATGACGAAATTTAATTTTAGTTTTATTATTAATATATTTACTTAGTACAGAATATTCATCCTGTACTAAGTCATATATTTCATTTAAGAACTCTTCATTAGTTTTAGTCTTCATTTATTTATTCATCATCAATATCAAAAGTAAAGTCATCATCGCCAAGCTGAACAACATCAACATCTTCATAGATGGAATCTTCAAGCTCTTCAAGATTATCATATTCTTCACCTTCAAAGCCATTTGAAATAATATTAGGCTCTTCTGTAAAGTGCCAAGTATCATTTACTTTAGCACCAATTGATAAAGCTCTTGTAGTACCTGGGTCATTATTCGATGTATAAATTACATCGATATTCCCGATCATCGATGGGTCCAAAGTTTTACCTCTGATCTCACCTCTTGAATTAGAAATACTTTGATTTCCTGCAATAGTTAGCTTCATTTTATTAAGAATATCTATACTATCTACATTATTCATATATCTAAGATTATCTGCTGTTTTAATCTTCTTAACAAGAAAATCTGGTTGAATATTACTAAATAAAGATTCAAGAGTTTTAAGTGTAATGTTTTTTCCATTAAGAACTCTTAATACGCCCTGAGTCCATACTTCCAATAGTGGGAAAATAAAGCATTCATTAAGTCTTAATCTTTTATTAGCCAAGTCATCATTGTTTTGATATAAAAGACTATCATAATTAATTAAGAACCATCTTAAAAGGCTGTAAATATTTTCCTTATCTCTATCTGGAATACGAATAACTCTTTTAGTAGTATTATCTAAAAGTCTTTCAAAAGAAGCTTTTACAGATTTACCTTTATTATCAAAATTAGTTTGATTTTTAGTAAAATAACTACCGAGTTTTCTAATCCAATAATCTTTATCATCAATCTTTTCTGTTGAAACTTTATCTTTCTTCTGAAAAGCATTGACAAAAGTAAATACCATTACTTTATTCTGTAACGATTCATCCATATACTTTTTAGGAACTGATAAATAAAGCATTGAACCAAGTTTAAATAAATAATCATCTTCATGCTCATCAAAGTCAATTCTTTTCTTATCAATAATTTCAAAAGTATCTTCTAAATCAAAATATTTAAGAGTATTAGTAATTCCAAAATTAGCAAAGAAATAAATAAAGATTGGAATCTTAGTATTAAAGATTTTACTGAAAGTATAATAACCTTCAATTTCTTCTAAAGTATTTTCTGGGGTCATAGAAATATTCTTTTTACTAACGACAATAGGTTGTAAAGAAGTTCTCATTGTAATACTATTATTAGTCTTATATGTTTCTGCATCAACTATCTGAAAGATTGGATAATATTTTACATCATCAATAAGATAATAACAACCATCAATTAATTTTGGGAAATATAATTTCTTCTTAATTAATTTTGTTTCAGAACTCTTTGGATCTTTTAATTCAAACTTAATTTCAATAGCAATAAGTCTTGAACGTTCATAAGGAATATCTGTAATATCCTTTGATGGTTTATAAAGAGTTCTCTCATCAATCTTTTTAGCTCCCAGAAATTTAATACCTTGAATACTTTCTAGACTACTACAAGCATCTGAGATATGTTGAAGAATATCGTCTTTCTCTTTAAGATGAAATATTTCTTCATTAAATTTTTCTGGAATTGAGTTATGCAACTCTTTTAACATCTTATTCCATTGTGCCATAATTTTTCTCCTTTTTATTTAAGATAAAATTTTATAAAATTAAAAATTATATTTTTTAATCTTACCCTTTAATAATATATATTTTATTTTATAAATTTAAATTTTAAAAAATAAATAAAAATATATTAAATTAAATTTATAAAAAATATAAATTTATAAAAAATATAAAAAGAATCGATGTTTAAATTTTTTAACTCTGAAATGTTTAACACAGTTATGGAAATTTAAATTTAAATTCAAAATTTTAAGTACTAACATAAAAGTATAGAAAAGTTTTTTGGTATACCAAGAACTTAAAATTAAAAATATAATTTAAAGGAGTAATTATTATGTCTACAAAGAAGATTATTAAGAAGGCTGCTACTACAGCTACTACAGAAACTAAGGCTACTGCATCTACAGTTAAGCCATCTAATATCACTAATGTTGAAGATTTTTATGCTATGATCAGAGATCAGTATAATGCTACAAATGAAAAGAAGATTACTAAGGAAGAAGTTTCTAAGGTAATTCAGGCATTCTCTGAAAGCTTTACTGAATATGCAAAGAGTTCTACATCTGATGAAACAACTTGCATTCTTCCTAGCATTGGTCGTTTCAAGATCAAGGTTAAGGAATCTTATGAAGCTACAAATCCTAAGACAGGTGATAAGGTAACTGTACCTGCTAAGAAGAGAATTTCTTTCAAGGCATTCCCAAGATTCTCTGATTCTATTAACGCTGAGTAATTTATTTTTGTTTTCGAAAAACCCTTAAGGAGTAAAATCCTTAAGGGTTATTTTTTCTTTAGTCTAATAAGAATTATTACCCCAAACAATCACTTATTAAATTATAGAAAGGAATGATAAGTATGAGAGGTATGAGTGATAATGAAATATCTTTAAATAAACCAATTAAAATGTGGAATAATATACCTTTGGATTCTAGACAAATAACTCCTTCTTTAAATGAGTTAGATGAAAATATTAATTATCCATATGTAGGTATGATTTTCTATTCTCAATTTGAAGATGATTATTACAAAGTATTATCTGTTGAATCTGGTTATAGAATTGGTAGAACAGGCAGCATTGTAAGAGCTTCTAGTGTTAATAATGTTGACAAGAATATGGAAATCTCAGGGTATTTTGTTGGTGAATATGAACAATATGTTCTTAAAGGTAATACTAATACAATGATCAAAAAAGCTTATATTGATGATGCTGGTTATTTACACATAGTATTTGCAGATGATCAAGATACCAATGTTGGTTATGTTATTGGTGATCCAGGATATTGCCCTCAAATTTCTGAAAATAGTGATAATGATATGGAAACATTATCTAATTTAATTTACAAATTAGATATTCAATATTGTGATGAATTAACACATTTAAAGAAAATTTTAACTACTGAGAATTTAATAGGTCCTTATGTAGTAAATATTGAAGATCAATTAGATGATGATAATAATAAAACTGGTTATTTAGTTTTTACTTTAAATACTGGTGATACATATACAGTAGGACCTTATGGAATTAAATCAATAGAACTTAAAGAAAATAGTGATGGTTCTAAGGAATATTTAATAATTACTTATAATGATGGTACTGAAAGTAATTTAGGTAATGTTCGTGGTAAAGATGGTTCTTCTGTAAATATTAAAGGAACTTTACAGAATAAAAGTGATTTACCTTCAAATGCTTCTAAAGGTGATGCATATATTGTAGGAAAAGATCTTTGGTTCTTTTATACAAGTTGGTCTAATGTTGGACAAATTGTTGGTGATGATGGTTCAACACCTGATATAACTCTTAAGTATAAAATTATCAATCCATCAACCAATGATGATGATCAAAGACAAATATTACATATTGAATTCTTCAATGGTAAAACATTAATTGATACACCCATTGAATTTAGATTACCCTTCTCCCCTGAAATTAATATTGTATCTAATACTGAAAGCACTTTTAAAGTACAGTTTGTTGCTTATACTAATAAAGGTGATCGTATAGAAATTAATTCTCCTAATTTAAAAGGTGAAGATGGTTCTTCTATTAATATTAAAGGTTCTATAGATACTTATACTGATTTAATGGCTTATGCTACTACTGCTAATGAAGGTGACGGTTATATCGTTGATAATGAAAATGATACAGACGATGGTCATCTTTGGATATATACTGGTGATACAAGTATAAATGATAGTAAGCATTATATGGGATTCTTAGATGTAGGTAAAATCAAAGGACCAACTGGTAGTGATGGTGACAAAGGTGATAAGGGTGATGATGGCTATCAGGTTAAATTTAGAATTAGTAAAAAAGACGATGGTACTACTTGGATTCAATATTGTTATGTAGATAAAAATAATAATGAAGTTTCTACTTATGAGGATTTAATAGATATTGTTGAAATTACTGGTGCTGCTGGTATTAGTCCAGAAGTTGAAGTAATTAAATCAGATGACTCTACAATATTAAAGATTACTGATAGTACTGGTATTGTTTATACAGATAATTTAATAGGATCTCAAGGTAACAAAGGCGAAGATGGTCAATCTATTGAAATAAGATATAGTAATCAAGAAATTCAATATAGATATTTTATTAAAGATAGTGAAGATAATAAGACTTATCCTTATGGAGAATCTTGGAATTTATTATGTACTATTCCAAAGATTACCCAAGAAACTATTGATAATGGATTTAAATTAACTATTGGTGATGATACTTATGTTATTACTAATGGTAAAAATATTACATTAAGATATAATGAAAATTCTAGCTATATTGAATGGCAATATGTTGGGGATAAAACATGGACATCATTAGTTTCTATTAATGCTATTTCAGGTTCTGATGGTTTATCAGCTTATCAAATTTGGTTAAGCTTAGGTAATGAAGGTACTGAAGAAGACTTCATTAATTCACTTAAAGGAGAACAAGGCGATAAAGGAGATAAAGGAGAAACAGGAGAACAAGGTGTTTCTTTAAAAAGTATTGAATTTGTTAAGAGTTCTTTAGGAAATACTTCTGGAATTGCAGGAGCTACAGATACTTATAAATTTATATTTAGTGATGGTAATGAAGTTTCATTTGATATTGCTAATGGTACTGATGGTAAAGAAATTGAATTAAGATCAACTGAAAGTACTATTCAATGGAAATATGTAACTGATTCAGAATGGAAAGACTTATTAGAGATTTCTACTATTACTGGCTCAGATGGTGAAGATGGTAAGAATGGTATTGATGGTAAAAATATTGAAATAGGAAATGTTACAACTAATATAGTTACTGATGAAAAAGATGTTTCTATTATTACTTCATTAAATAACTCTTTAAGTACTGATGAAAAGAATGTTTATGATTTTACTTTTAATATCCTTAAAGGAGAAAAAGGTGAACAGGGTGATAAAGGTGAAACTGGTGAACAAGGTATTCAAGGCGAAAAGGGCGAAGATGGTTCTGATGGTAGAGAGATTGAATTAACTGTAAGTGATAATTCAATTCAATGGAAATATACCGATGAATCAGAATGGAAAGATCTTTTAACTATAGATCAAATTACTGGTGCTGCTGGTAAAAATGGTAAAGATATTGAAGTTGGTAAAGTTACTACTACT